TGGATTTTGATTAGGTCTTTGATCGAAAGGTACAAAAGCATTTCCAACATTTCCTAATGCACCTGCTTCAGCTCCTGCTTGTAAAGACTGTAAGTACTGCAACATCATAGCATCATCTTGAACTGCACCACCTTCTTGATAACCATACTTATTTTTCTTTTCAGCCATGCCACCTTTCATAAAACCTAATAGATTTAATAGACCTGTTCTTGGTTTTTGATATTGACTATAAAAGTTTTTTCTATTTCTTTCTAGTAAATCATACATATTTGGAGCTTCCCCTTCATACTCTCTTGGATCTTCTCCCAAATCTGTGCGATCTCTATTAGGATCAAAACCAAATAAAGATTTATATTCTTCTTTTGGTTCTAAGCCTAATTCTTTTTGCATTTCCCTGCGTTGTCTATTACCATATAATCTGCTTTGATCATCTTCCATTGCTTGATAAGATTTACTATTTTGTATTTGTTCTCTTATTTCAAATAATTTTTTTCTTTCTTCTTCACTTAATAAATTCCTAGGATATTTATCTAATTGAGATGGTATCTTACTTGCTGAATCAACTCTAATTCTTTTCTCTAAATCATTTCTTCTTTCATCAATTTTTTCTTCAAACCTTATAAGTTTTCTAGCTAATCTTTTTTCGTTTTCAGGTACTTTAAAATTAGGATTATTTTTAAATACACTTTCTTCTCCCGGAGCATCATACACACCAGACCTATTTAAGAACTCAAACATTAATTCTCTATCTTCAGGAAGAAAACCAATTAAATTAGTTTTTGCTCTTATAGATTCAGAGTTATAATGATCTAAATATTTTTGCTCGTGAGGTCTTAATATATCCCTACCGTATGTTTGACCTTCTTCAATCTCTCCAAAAAAATTTCTTTTAGGCTGACTACCCATTTCACCTGCCATTGGAGGTTCATAATATGACAGTTGTTCTAAAAAATTAACAGGCTCTGCTCTTCTTAATTGCATATCTAATACAGAACCACCATCCTGCATGTAACCCATTTTATTTCTAACTTTTTCAGGGAGTTTAGCAAGTCCGGGGTTGTCATCTGGTACTGGTTTTAGATTACCATGAGCCTCACCACCATGTTCGTAACCCATTATCATTTGATCCCTTACCTTACCACCATGTTTATAAGCCATTACTTTACCGCCACCATACATGCCAGTCATGTTCTTTAGTGTAGCCATAGCTATCAATCTATCTATTTCAGAATGACCACCAGCTTCAGGCATATCATTTAATTTTTCCAAAATGGGTACTCCTATCATGTCCACAGCTTCTTTGCGAATAACAAATTCACCGGGAGTTAACATTGCTTTAACTGTGTCTGTCGTACCCGGCATTAGTCTCTAATCTCAAAGTGAGGAAAATCATCGAAACGATTGTCCATTACGTTAAAATCCATATCCCAGTCACCGCCCCATCTTAGATTATAACCCATGCTCCTAGCAATGCCGATAACAAACCCAGCGAAAAGAGTCTGCCTTTCTCTATCTTCCCAGTCCACAGGATAAGGGGTAACGTCAACGGCTTTAGAAGGACTAGAGTTGTGCCTACCATTAGGATACTTGACTTTAGTACGACCTTCATCATATAATTTATTTTGCCTTTCTTTGCTTCTATGTCCTTCTAAAATAGAACAGTCCACATGTTTGATTACTTCATTGAATACTTCCTGTAAACGCTCATCACAGGTAGCTAATCTAGATTTTGATCTTTTAGAATATCTCGGCATGTGGATTTGAATTTAAATATAAGTCACGCATAAACAAAAGACAAATAATATTTTTATGCACGAGATCCAGTCATCCAATTATAGGCTTTCTTTTTGATCCTTCTAACAGGACTAGCCTCTTCATTTAGTAATGATTCTCGTTTAGTTCTAGTACTCTTAGGAGCTTTAGCAAAATAGTCTGCATAATACAACGCATCCATTACATCATCGTTTCTCGGCTTAGGATGTTCAAAGAACTCATCTACCAGCTCTGTCATTTCTCTTCTAATGTAAAGCTTTTTAGAGTTAACAATAACTCCTAAGCTTGTTTCAAGCCTATCTTGCTTTTTTATTCTAGCGGGTGGCTTAACCCCTTTGAAGATTCCGGGCATCAATCTTTTCTCACTAGCAGACATTCTGGTTACCATGTCTCTGACCATTTCCTGTGCCGCTACTGTTTCTATCGTTACTCTTCTTACAGGGTTATACTTGTTTGCCAGCTTGATAATTTCTTGTGGTACATCAAATGTAGGTATTCTTTCTCTAAAGTACTCTAAGACATAACGGTTATTATTAGAATCTATTGCCATGACCAGTATCACTTGAAAGTCAGATGTCTCTGATGCTGTAGCCGCTAGGTCAACCCCAATGTAAATGTTCACTGGTATAGCATCTTCACCATCTATCAGATAATTAAACTTGTTACGACATTCTACCTGCCCATTAAAATATTGTATTCTATCTATTTTAAATGCGGCATTGGATATATCCCTAGCATCATTCATGTACTCCTGTGCAAACTTGTTTACCAGACCAGCTTCAATAAACTCCCTTTTCTTTGCTTCTAGCTTTTTTAAGGAGAATTGTTCTTTCCAGATAGATTTGCCATCTTCTATTGCCCTTTTGAATGTTACGTTCCAAGGATACTCCCTGCCTTCTTCTCTTGCTTTGTTGTTACCATCTAGTACAGTTTGTAAGAAACTATCAAAGTGAACTATTGTACCTGCTAACCATATCCACCCTTCTCTACCGGGTGTTTCCTCTAATGCAGGATATACTGTAGATACGATCCATTTCTTAATATCTGCTCTACGCTCTGGTGTTTTCGTATTTAACTCTGATTCAAAGTCATCTAAGATGATACCAGTATAACGAACATCTACCTCTGCACGACCCCTAAGTCTTTGAGAAGTACCTTTTGCTATCAACCTATCTCCTTTGGGTGTTACGATATCCTTTTCAGTCCAACGTTTTCCAGCCGCTCCTCCATCTAGATTCCCAAAGTAGTAACGAAGTCTTTTGTTCATTTCAAAATGATTACGCAAATACTTTAAATGATCAATAGACTGACTTTGTTCTTCCGATACCCAAGCAATAAAGTGTTGTTCGTCTTCTCTGGCAAATACCAGCTTATGCATGATAGCGGCTTTAGATAGTATAGATTTACCAAACCCCCTAGGCATGATAATACAACTACGACTACCGGGCTTGGATGATATTAGCTTATCTGCTACGTCAAAATGAAATGGTGGGGATGCAGACTTTTTAAGAAAGTCATTTGGTAAGAAAGCCCTACCAAAGTAAATAAGATTTTTATAGGATTTGGCTAGTACCTCATCCCGCTCTTTCATTTCAGATGGGGATGGATTAATATTAAAATTGTCCATTATTTGCGTTATTTAGCGTTTTTATTGGAAAATGATATATTGTATCTAGTATTACCTACTTGTAGCGTTTTAGGGCTAGTATAGCTCCAAATAGAGCTAGTCTGTGTATTCCAATAAGTATCGTTTACCAATACTGATTTAACTACCACTGGTAAGTTCTTTCTTTTTTTCAGATAACATACCCTGTTCAAATGCTTTTAGTTTCTCTTTACTAAAGCCAGTAAACTCTTGTATCAGTGCAATAGACTCTGATTTCTTTTCTGTATTTAGCATACCTGATATTTTCATTAATGTTTCTAATGCTCTAAGCTTATCGTTGTCTTTGGCATCTACTTTATCTACGACATCCTTTGTACTTTCTAATAGATATCTTTTGGTAATACCAACTTCTGACATTAGTTCTTCTATTTCTTTATCCACTTGCTCCCTCACTGTTTTACTTTTTAATAATAGTTTTGATTTACGTCTAGCATCATCAGAGTTTGATGTTTTAGGATATGCTTTGATATACGCACTCTCTGGATCTAGACCCATTGCAATGTATTTAGAGAATATCTTTTTTTGTTTGGTCATACCGCCATGTAATCTAGAATCATAGTTATCTCTTTTTACAAAACGATAAATACTATCAGTTATTTCTCCTTTTAAGGTGCTTGTATCTCTTATCGTGACCATTCCAATAACAGTTCGCACATAATCTACTTTTATTCTATTTCCTTTCATTGCATCTTTTTTTAGTATCTGCA